CACAACGACGCTGACAGTGACCACTCCCCCGTATCAATGGCCGGTGACAGCCCCCTCAGCGGCTGGGCAAGTGCTGATCACGGACATAAACGGTAATCTAAGTTGGGGCACAATTACTGCGACTGGGCAGTATGGACTTCCGTCCTATGCGTGGTTTTTGAGTTAAAAAAAATGAGGCAATATGGCAAAAGGATTTGTACTTGACAGTACATCAAAGTCTTTACAGGCAATGGCGGCGACTGATAGCGCACTCGTGGATTACGTCACAACATGGAGTGATAGCACCGCAACGTCATTCACCGAGGGTGCAACTGATGGACAAATTACCAGCACTACAGCAGCGGACATTACGCCAGCACCGGCGAGCAATGTCAGAAGAGTGATCAAGGGTTTAACGCTGTATAATCGCGGATCGGCGGCAGAAGCAATTACGCTCAGTTACAGGAATGGCGCGTCTTCTCGTTTTATTACTCGCATCGTGTTAACAGCTGGGCAGGCGTGGTCATTAGACGACACGACGACTATTGCCGCAACTACTACACCGGTGACATTAGTTTCGACTTATCGAAATTTAATAGTGAATGGCAATTTTCAAGTTGCTCAACGGTCTAAAAATTACGCATCCGTATTGCCAAGTTTCACAACAACCGCAACGACGCTCATGCCGTTCACTACCGCCCACACAAACTACACATTTGATCGGTGGTTTTTGCTGCGACAAACAGCAACCGGCACCTTTAACGTCACACAGGCGTCTACCGTTTTCGGCACTGCTACAGGTGGAATAAATGATCTAGCCTCTGGCACGGGAATTAAACTGGCAGTAAATGCAGTTAGCAAATTTGGCATTGCGCAAATAATCGAAAACAAAAACTGCGCACATTTGGCAGGCCAAAACGTCACGCTGTCATTTAAGGCAAAGGCGGTTAATACAACATCAGGCGTCGGGAATCTGACATCGCTCAACTTTGCCATCCTTGCTTACAATGGTGCAACGGCAGACGCTGTTAATCGCTCGACGATAATAAATACAGCATCTTGGAACGCTACTGGAACCAATCCTACCTTGGGAGCTGGCTATTCCTACGTGCGAGACAATAGTCAATCGCTGTCAACTGACTGGCAGACGTTCTCAATATCCGCGCAATTGCCATCCTCTTTCAAAAATATTGGAGTAATGATCTGGTCAAATTCGACAGTAAATGCAACTGGCGATCACCTGCTTATTACTGATGTTCAGTTTGAGCCAGGATTAACTGCGACCAGTTTTGAGGTCATTCCACAAAGGGTTACTGAGGATTTATGTCAACGATATTTTGTAATTTATCACGCCACAAGTAGCGGGATGCCGTACCCCGGAACGGGAACTTGGAATGGCCCTATATTTGAACATATTTTTTCATTGAGCGTTCCCATGCGAATTCCTCCAACATTTTTGGGAACGTTTCCAAGTGCATTTAAGACTAATTTTTTCAAAAATTACACGTTTACTGGGTCGTTTACCACTTTGGGAATTAGAGCAAGCTCTCTTATATTACGCGCAACGAGAGGCGCATTAACAACAACCAGTTCCGCGCCTAATGGCATAGATACGTTGTCGGACTTTGGAGCAGCCTCAACCGGAAATTCGTTCATTTCGTTTAACTCGGAGTTGTAATGCCTACATATCAAACAGTTAGTGAAGATATTATTAAAGACGATTCGGGCCGGCTTATTCCTGTCGATCCGCTTAACGCTGATTATCAGGATTATCTGGCGTGGGTAGCAGCTGGGAATACTGCAACAAACTTTAGTCCTCCATTGAATACTGACAATATTTATATTTACGGCAATTTAAGCGTTGGAAATTCCGAGGTTTACGACGCGACAGATGGCAGTTTTCTTTACAACAACAATGGAGTCCTTGGGGAACGGGCGACAACAGGTTCATCAGCAGTCGTACTATCTCAGGGCGCAACAATTACCAATGCAACAATCAACACGCCAACCATAACGGGCAATTTATATGTGGGCAGTACGCCATACCAAGGCGATGCAAACAGCGTTTTGACTGCGACTGGTACGGGTGTTGAATGGAATTTTTCGTCAGGCCTTGGCGATGTCGTGCGCAATATCACGCCAACAATTACGGATTTAGCATTGGTTGGAGCGGTGATAGCCGATAACGGATACGGTCTACCAGGTCAAGTTTTGCAAGCTATAGGAACGGGTGGAACTGGCGATCCATACAGTGTGCGATGGGTCAACCAGCGCGGTACAAGAAACGCTTTGATAAACGGTGATTTTGCTATTGATCAGCGAGTCAGGCCGGGTGACAGCATTACTCACGTGTCATCGTCAGTGTTCCCAAACAACGACGACGCTTATACGTTTGATCGATGGTATATCCTGTCAGACGGAAATAATCGAGTAGAGGTCAATCAGGAGACCAGTGATTTACCTGGCGAGCAGTATGATTATCAGCAGACTGGATGTAGATTGCGCGTCGTAAACACCAGCGCATCGGCGTTCAAGTTTGGGATAGCTCAAATAATTGAGCAAAGAAACTGCGTGGGCTTAATCGGCAAGCCAGTAACGCTATCGTTCAAAATCAAAGTTTCATCAACAACAAAACTTGACAACATCAAAGTGGCAATCGTGGAGTGGACAGGCACGGCGGACACAGTTACAAGTGACATCGTTTCAACTTGGAACGCAGAGGGTACGAATCCGACCCTCATAACAAATGCCAGTTACGTAAACACTCCGGTAAATATAAATGCGCAAAATTCTTGGACTGAATACGGCACGACAAACGCGCAGCCATTTACAGGCACGGTCAGCGGTTCAGCGAAAAACTTGATCGTGTTTATCTGGTCTGATGTAACTGATACAACTGCTGGCGACTTTATTTACATCACCGACGTGCAACTGGAGGCAGGTAGCGTCGCTACACCGTATGATCGACTGCCGATTGATGCACAGTTAGAGCGATGCTTGCGCTACACCTACGGTCTATGGCAGACGTCAGCAAATGCTCCGTTTGGCATAGGACTATGTACAGCTACGAATAAGTTTGACACCATTATCCCTTATCCCGTGCCGATGCGTGGTACTCCGTCCGCCACCTACTCAGCAGGCACGACGTTTCGAATTTACACGACTGCTTCTTTTGCAGGAAATACCATTGCGACATCGGCAATATCGCGGAACGCCTTGCATATGCAGGCAACTCGAACAGCCGCCGATCTCACTTCCGGCACAGCTGGCCTATTTCAGGACGCAAACTCTGGTACTTTTGCCTACGTTGTCGTCTCAGCGGAGTTGTAAATGCCTCGATACAAATTGACTACAAATGGGTTTATTATTCGCGATGGTTCAACCTCGATTCCAATGGATTTATCGAATGGCGATTATCGGGATTATTTAGCGTGGGTGGCTCTTGGCAATATTGCCGATCCGCCTGACGTTGAGGCCATCATTCCAGTTTTTCCAACTTTTGATGAACGCCTCGAGGCTCTCGAGCTGGTGACTGATATGCTGATGGATGGAGGCGCATGATGATTGATCCGACCCCTGTATACCGTCGCACGTTGGCACGGTGGATTGCTGGCACAATGACTATTCGTGAGGTGGAGTTGCTCACAAAAACAAAATGGCTGACGCGCGAGCAGGCTGACGACATCTACACGCACGATCGAGCGCGCACACCGCTTGTCATTGCCGATCCGTACAGCCCCGAGATCGTCACCACGTACAGACTGGAGGCAGAATAATGGCACACGATCAGACACTGGCGGCAGACTCGCGCACCATTGCGTTATCACCGCTGACAAAATCAAACGTCTATTTGTGGCGGCTGGTGGCGGGTGATACCTGGGAGATCACGCGAGTTTACACAGGCCTGTCGGCAGGCGTGACGATCAGCAAAGTTTACTGGACGGTGAAAGCGTCGGCGACCGATACGGATGCCGCGGCGATCTTTCAGGTTTCGATCACCGGCACCTCGACCGCAACCGGCCATATAATCGACGGCAATACGAACGGCAATTCGATCGAGCTGGCAGTGATTGCCAGCAAAACGCAGACCGCATTAATCACACCGGGGCAGGAGTACGTCTACGATATTGTGGCAATTGATAGCAATGGCGGCGCGTACACGCTTGAACTTGGGACTATCTGCGCCCAGCAGGGTGTCACGATTGCCACGACATAGCCCCTAAAACGCAATAGGACGGCCTACAATCGATTATTGCAAGCCGTCCTATGGGTTAGTATGGCCAAACTGGCCACGCGCTTATCCTCAGAATCCTCCGCCGTCGCTTCCATCGTCTCTCGTCCACCATATCCACAGAAGCGCAGCGATAAATCCACCGACGATAATCATCTTGCACCTCCGTTGCAGCCGTCGTTAAATGCCGATTCCACGACGCGCACAAGCCACAATCCGAAATACGCGCGCTGCTGCGGGTTGCCGCTGATCGAGTACGCGCGCACGAGTCCACCCAGTGACATATTCGGCGCGTCGTCGTGCCACGCTGCCAACCGAATGTCACCGATGATCGGCGATCCGGCAATCGAGTATTGCACCGCAGCTGATGCGGACTCGTGCTGAAAAAACGCATCACGCGATCCGCCGACGACGCGCAGGTATTGCACAGCGTCTACCGGCTGGAGGTATCCGTATGCTCTGCCCTGGACGATTACGGATCGGCGCAGTGGCTGCTGTGTGGTGATCGTCTCTGGCCGATAGACGCACACCGGCCCTCCAGGTGCGTCGAATGACTGAGCGTGGGCGGGAATAGCCAGTGCGACTATCACGAGTATTGAAGCAATTATCAGTTTCATCGTTCTCCTGTTGTGGCCATCTACCAGATAGCCAGAAAATAAACGAGTAGCGCGAGTCCTGTGCAAAAGAGAAAGATCGGGAGTGGATGCTCTTGTTTTGTCACGCGCCACCTCCGAATCTGAGCCAGCCCAGCCAACCGATGAGGGCCATCGTGACGAGCGCAAACAGTTTCCAGCCTGTGGTTTCGCTTTTCCGTGTTATCAGGAATAGCCCCAGTGGAAACGTCGTTGCCAGTAGATAGATGATCACGTAATCCATTAGCGCACACCTCCAAGCGTGGCAAGAATCGTCTGCCCTGCGATGATGCCGATAATGATGCCAATCCAGATCAACGTGCGCATCTGTATGCGAATCACGCGCTCTGGTTTCTGGTTGTTGTCGTTCTGTGTCTGCATAATTGTCCTCCTGATTTTGTGGAGCCTGAAAAGCGTTTCAAACTCCGTTAATGAAACACGAAATCAAACACGAAATTTCGAACGTGTTTAATTGCGCGCCATCACTCCCCCTTCGCAGCTGCGATTGCAGCTCGTGCTTGGTCGAGTATGGTCGAATCCGCATACTCGATATTGTGAGTCACGCTGTCGTTACGCTCAATGAGGTAGAGCAATCGCTGCAACGCCTCCAGCATCAGCGGCGATGCTGCACATAACAGCGCATCTTTGCTGCTCGTGACGTTGGCTACCAGCTTTTTGCCATTTTTCGCAAAGACGCCATATTCAACGGTGCGCACTATTTCGCGCTCAAACGGTTGTTTTACCACTTCCCACTTTTCCGCCATCGCTCCCCCTATGCACGCGCGGTCACAATGCCGCGCTGATCTTGGTATTTGCCCTGCCGGTCACCGTACGTGACAGCAGGACGCTCGTCGAGTGCAATCATCACCAGCTGGCCGATGCCCTCGTGCGCATATACGCGCATCGGTAGAGGCGTGGCGTTGGACAGCTCAAGCACAAGCTGGCCCGTCCAGCCGGGTTCAAGTGGTGTCGTGTTGAGGATGAGTCCGCACCGCGCATAAGTTGACTTGCCAATCACGAGCCCGAGATGATCATCAGGCATCGTGATGCGCTCGTGGCTTACGCCCAGCGCGTACGAGTGCGCCGGCAGTGTGTAGTAGGCATTAGATTTATTGTCGTGCTTTACTTCTAACGACGTCAAACATTGATCATCAAAACGCTTTGGGTCAATGACCACGTTCTCAACAGCCGTAAACAGCTGCAGACCTGCCACGCTCAGCGACAGGTCATATCCTGCTGACGACGTGCCATAGCTGATGACGCGCCTTGCCTCGACCGGACAAGGCCGACTAATACCATGCGTATAATCAGGCCTATGAGCTTCCCGCACCTGACCAGCGTGGAAAACGTTGAGGATCTGTGGCCCGTGCTGATGCCACCAATTGTCACTGCGGATCATCGCGCCTCCTGTGCAATAGCGGTCAGCTCGGTCACGATGTCAGGAGCCAACGCTATATATGCGTGACTGTACATGCTGATTGCATCCAGCGTGTCCACTACGACGTCACCAGGATTCTCACTGGCCAAGATCGCGCGCGCAATCGCCAGCAGTGCGCGATCACACTCCATCTGCGCCTGATTTACGGCATCAAGGAGTGCGTAGTATTTGGCAAGCTCGGCATCCCGGTTGGCGACCAATGCGTCCTGTGCAGTCTGCGATTGCCGGTTGCCAGCGCGAGTCAATGCCTCAAGGATAAGGCGACACTGCGCGTATTGAGTGAAATCTGTTGCGTCAATCATTTTTGTCCTTTCGGGGAGGTTGCCCTCCCCTGGTGGTGAATTGTTAATCGGTCACGTCCTCTGCGCGAACGCGCACCGCGCGACCATCGTAAGCCACGAGCCATGTCAGGTGATATGGGCCCATGTCATGGACTTTAGTGGCGACGGCTTCGCACTCCAGCAGTCCGTTGTGATCAGCTACGATATAGAGTCGTTCACCTTCGATGACATCCTGTATCGACCTGCCAGTTGGCACAGGCAGCTGAACTGCGCGCCCATTGGCAATGTGTCGACCAAAGATTGCGTGAGCTTGTTTGTTAGTCATACATCATGTCATCTACATCATTAGAATTTGCAGATGCGTAGTGCGGCTGTATTTTCGCACGAGCTGGAGTCGGACTAATATCTGATTCAGATTCCGTTTGGCTACATTGACGATAATAACCAGGCATCATGAGTGCGTCTGCTATTTCTGAAACTCTGCATCCCAGCCTAGCAGCGCATAGATGCCTATAATGCAACTCAGTGCAGTAAAAGATCCTTGCCCAATCCAAGCGAGTAAAAAACTGCGACCAATCTGAATTAAATGAAGGCACGTTTGGTGCTTTTAATACCAGATCCGTCATAGTGTCTAGGTAGGCTTCAAATTCGACGCGACTCGATCTCCACTCATTTTTCGGGGGGTAATTGAGATCGCGCATGTGCTGAAAACTTTGAAAAGTAGCGGTTGCTTTGATAGGGTCGTTTATCAACGACGTGCGCATAAATTCGCGCACGTCGTTTTGTGATTTTATTAGCATTATTGCCCTCCCCTGATAGTATGGTTAAAAAGTTGGCCCGGCGATGTCATCGGCGGGTGTGGTAGGCTCGTCGAATGCATGCCGGTCAGGCTGCCCGGCGCGCTCTGCCTCGAGCTGCTCAAGGCGGTTGCCGTAGCGCGTTATCAGCGTCTCCAGCTCCTTCGGCGAGAGCAGCCCGATAGAGTCGGTGGAGAGATCGGACAACTGCTGGCCGGTCATATTCGCGATGCCTTGCAGGATCAGCGCGTCGGCAACGTCGTACCCAGCCAGCCCGTCGAGGATCTGCGAAAGCTGTTCGACCAGTCCGGTGTCAACTGCGGCCACAACAGGCGCAGGAGCCTCAGAAATGGCGCGTGGTGCTTTTTTGGGTGGCAATACTGGCATCGGTTCAGGCTGTACACCTGGTATTGTTTCCAGTTCGGTCTCATCCAGCAGACCGAGGCCGCAAATCGACAACGTGACGCGCCGCTTGGCTTTGGTCTCGCATTTCATAAGCGCGTTAGCCATCGCGTCATGGGTCAGCGGCTTGCTCGTGCCATTGGTTTGAAAATATCGCTTGCCGCTCTTTTCTGCGGTTTTCCATTCACCGTTTTCTTTTGTCAGGGGCACCGCGCCGATGCTCTCATCAACGCGACCTGTGGCCGTGGTTGCCCGTGCGGTGACGACATACACGTCACCGACCTGCTCACGGCTGACAATCGTCAGCGATATGCCGTGAATTTGCCGGAGCTGGTCGGTGGCATCCTTGCGCGCGTAAAGGGTGAGTTTGCCGTCCAATTCAATGTATTGGAATGGCTGGGTCATGGGATTCAGGCCCACCGATCGGCAGACCTCCGAATAGTACCGAGTGCGCTCCTCCGCAGTGAGCTTGGCTAGATCACCGCGCGTAATAACGCTTTCGATGATCTGGCCGGGTGTCGTGGGTGCTGTCATTGCTGTGCTCATAGTCCTCCTACCAGGTGCTGCGGCTGCGTCGCAGCCAGTCATTTATCAAATCTGCATTGTCGCGCCGGATAACGTCGTCCGGGGCGCGTTCTTCTCGATCGTCATCATCCTCGGGATAATCACGATCGAGATCGTAGTCGTCGTTGCGGATGTCGTCGTCGCTGTATTCCATCATATCCTCCACGCAAGAAAAGCCACTCCGATCTACATCGAAGTGGCTTGAAAATTTAGAAACTGTCCGTCTCGTCAGCCTCGCAGCCGACGAATCCAGCGTGACGGAACACGGCAACCTTGCGGACGCTGCCGTCCGGCTGCACCTGATCGACGCTTTCCCGGACGCTGAAAGCGTACACAGGCGTGATGCCGTGCGCACGAAGGGCGGACTCGAGCGGGGCCATCAGGTACGGCGCGCCGCCAATCATGGCGTATTCGAAGCAGTTAGCCTCAGTGTGGAGCGGCTCTCCGGCCCACTCCTGGGCGTACGGCAACGCTGATTTTTCGCGCCAAATCGCGCAGCTCGCTATCTTGGCGATCTGCTGTGCCCGTTGCGCAACCTCGCTTGAGCTGGGCAGAGTCTCAAAGCTCAGGAGTGAGCGAATTTCCATGATCTGCTCTGGGGATAGTTCCCCGAAGGTCACTCCGGCGGCGATCTGCTCTGGAGTGGCGGTGTGCTGGGTAAGGTTGAGGATTCGGTTCATTGTGATCTCCTGTTGTGGGGCCGTAGCCCCTGATAACTGCGTTAAAAAGGGATGTTCTCGTCGTCGCACCCTGACGCGATGTCAGGTGCGCATATCGGGCACGGTGTCTCTGACCAATTGACGCTGCCGTCAAATGCCAAGTATGTGGGGCCAACGATCACGCCATTGAGGCAATCCTCGTCAACGCACTGGCGCGTTGAGTCAAGCCACGCCTGGTATTCGAGCTGAATTTCAATCGGTTGTTCGTCCATCATCATCGTCCTCCTGTAGTATTTGCTGACAGGGCGATATTATGACTACCGCCCTTATTTGTCAACAAGAAAATAACTACTTCTGCAACTTTTTCATTTCCGCCATATTGCTGGGTGTTACCGGAAAATGCCGAGCGACTCTGTCAATTGTCTCAACGATGATGTCCTCGTCCACCTGGTAAGCAACGATCCATCGGATCACGATAGAGGTTGTGCCATCAACTGGCCGCCATAAATTAATTGTACGCATTATTTAACTCCCTTTGCCTGATAATTTGCGCGGTATTCGTCCTGTTTATGAAGGGTTTCACCCCATCCCATGGCTTTGCTAACGATCAACCGAAAAGCCGCTCGATAATTGTCAATGCGAAGAGGCTCAAGCGATCCATCAGGATTGCGCACATCGGCAACGTACAGATTGCATCCGCTGAACCCGCGAGTGAAATACCGAGTACCACGAGTCCACTCAGAAACGGTGGTGACAGCCTCAGCCGACTTAAGCTGACCGAGAGTAGGTAACCCACAGTCAATCCCGCTTAGCCTGCGACGGTAGATGAACTCCATGATCTCATCGTAGGTGAGCAGCACGGGCTGTTCAGACTCTTCACGAGTCGGTCGCGTGGTATCGCGGAACAAGTCCCAAAAATGAAGCCGGGTGACGTAATCGGTGAGGGTGAGCGTAGTGGTAATAGTTTTCATGTTTTCTCCTGTAGTTGTGCGGTTTGCCGTCGGGCCGCTGGTTGTGGTGGGTGATTAGCGCGCAGCAATCCAAGCGCGTGAATCGTCGAGGTCTGCGGCTGACATATCCCCGCCGCCGACGCAATCCTCGCCATTGGCGCATCCGGTGTGGTACGCGACGTATTGACCGTCGGCAGGAATGCAATCTGAAGTCGGGTGAACATCGTTGAGGTTGACAGCTTCACGGCAAACTGGGCATTGTGGGGCAGTGACAACCGGAACCGCGATCGTTTCGCGGTGAGCATCTTTGCCGGCCTTGCCAGCACCGATTAGAATTTCTGTAACCTCGTCGGGAACCTCGACGCTGCAATCAAGCTGCCGATCACCGCGACGGGGCGCGATCTGCAAAAACGTCATATTGCCGTTGACGCGATAGCCTGCCCACCAGTTGGTGCAACCAGTACGATTCCAACCTGCGTTACTCTGCTGACCTTTTGACGTGATATTGACTGTTTTCATGTTTTCTCCTGTAATTGTGCGGCCTGCCGTCGGGCCGCTGGTGGTTGTTTAGAGTCCAAGTAAGTGGCTTGGTTTTGTCCAGACTGGCTTGGATGAGTTGCTTGCGTAACTGCCCTGATAGCAGTCAGTCACGAGTACTGAGTCAAACGCTGCCAATCGAGCGACAGCCTCGCCAAAGGCTGCGCGCGCCTCGTCAATCCGGGAGTCGGGCACTCCCGAAAACCTCGGGCAGGTGTACCAGATGCGCTCGCACTCTTTTTTGATGGCGGCAATCGCCATCAGCTCGTTTGCTTTTTTGGCGGAAATCTTGACTCCGCCCAGCACATACATATTTGAAATCGTCATCCGGCGAGTGAAAAGAACGGTGATTTGATACCAGCCACCATCGCATTCAATCGCAGTGCCCAACAGTGGGGCGGCAGCCGATTGCTCAAGCACGACGTTTTGACCGCCAACGATCAGCTTGCTGTGCGCTTTTTTGTAATTGCTGGTTGCCATCTTCATTGTCGTTTCTCCTATTGTTCCGTCGTTCACACCGCCGTTGACCTCATTGCCCCCGTCGATGAATGGACTATATGCCGAGTCGTTTTAGTTGTCAACAAGAAAATAACTGTACCTCAAAAAAAGATTTACTGTAAGCCTTTTCACTTGGTTCTAATTTTCCTATTGACACATTGGGCATCTACATGTAGGATGGCAGCGATGAACGACGAACTGATGACATCATCGCAGGCGGCAGAGCTGGCAGGGACGACACGCCAGAATATATTGGTCTGGCTGAAGGCCGGACACCTGACGGCTGTGCATGTCCTGCGCGGCGGTCAGCGTCGCCCACTATATCTATTTGCGCGACAGGCTGTGCTGACCGCTCGTGACACTACGGCGCGTCCGGGTGCGTTGCGATCCGCCAAGCCTGCTATTGCAGAGACACCGGCAACGGACGCTCACCCGCAGCCCGAGGGGACGAAAGAACCCTAATTGCCGGGATCGGGGAGGCGGCAAAACGGTGGCCGATAGCCTCCCCCCATCCTATTTGACAGTTTGACTGGGCCGTTCTTTTTATCGCTTTGGCATCAAGGGATTTTGGTTACAGCACAACAGAGCGACCGGCGGTGATCCCGCAACCAGTCAATCGCCGCATTCCGGGGCAGGGTGCGGCAGGGATAGAGGCCGAGCCAATCGGGGTGCAACTCCCCGCTATCTCTTCCAACAATGCGTTGGAGTTTCATGGTTATTTTCTCCAATTGGTTCCACTGAAGGGGGAGCAATCCCCCTAATTTTTTGCTATAATGTATCTGGCCGCTGGGGTGACGCCCGGCAACGGAGGCCACATGGGAAACTGGGCAATATCAACATCAATGAGCCTTTTGAGAAGGCGGGTCAGGCAACCGATAGGCCGTCAACCTATCACCAGTTTCCCACCTGCCCGTTTTCTCAAAGGGCTTTTTGTTTGGAGGTTACTTGAAGCTGACTAAAATTCTTGGAAGTCCAATTGCCTTCCATCGATGCCTTGCAGAGCTGGCCGGATCCGTGACATCTGGATTGATGCTCAGTCAGGCCGTGTACTGGACGGGGAAGACGAAAGATCCGCAGGGATGGTTTTGGAAGACTCAGGATGAATGGTTTGAAGAGACCATGCTGAGTCGAAAAGAGCAAGAATCTGCTCGTCGTCGACTGCGTGAGATCACCTTTGAGGGCAAACCATTGTGGTGTGAGCAGCTGCGTGGCGTACCCGCAAAGCTTTATTATCGAGTCGATATGGACATTCTTGAATGCCTTTTAACGGCAGATCAGCATGTCCAAAACGGTCAAGCCAGTATGCCCGAAATGGACATACTAGAAAGCCCAAAACGTGCAAGCAAGCAAGCCCAAAATGGGCATACATTCTTATTAGCAGAGACTACTACAGAGACTACTACAGAGACTACATCAGAGAGGGTGAGTGCGCGTGAGGCTTTGGTGATCTCGCAGGAGACGACACCAGCCAGACCGCACACACTGCAGGAGGAGGACGCTGTATCAATTGCAGTCAGCTTTTTTCCGCAAATGGGGATCTGGCAACAGGAGCTGATTGCAAATGCAGACATCAGCAAGTTGCACATATGGCGACAGGTCATGCAGATATGGCGCGATCACAAGCACAGCCGCAACAACATTCACGGGATGATTGACAAGTATAATCGTTTCGAAACTCAAGATATTAGAGACAAGGAGTATCAGGCCAATGCAAAGAATGGAAATGGACATAAACGCGAATCGCACAACGAGCGCGCAGCTCGAGAGACCTTCAATCTCATCGCAAAACTCACAGGACAGGAAGGCGGCGATGATCGCCCTGATCCAGCAGACTCGATCTTTAAGCTCCCTGCCGCTTTCGGCGGGTGATGAGCTGACGTTGGCGGTATCAACCTGGCTCGACGCTCTGGCCGAAGTGCCGGATCATTTGCTTGTCCCTGCTTGGCGACGTGCCACGAAAGACCACGACTGGTCGAGGTCATTTCCCGTGATGGCCATTCTTCCGGCATACAAAGCATTGATCCTTGAGGATCGGGCTGCCAGAGAGAAGGCCAGCTACGCGAACAGCCGACGCGCTGACGACACCTACGCCTGCCGCTACTGCGACGACACTGGATACATGCCCGTCAAGCTGTACTGCGGATCCTTTGCCGACTGGCGATCGGCCCGACGCGCCTGCAATTGTGCCGCCACGCCAATCTCACAGCGGCTCCCGATCCCTGACATCACCGACTGGGCGCGTGACGATCAGGGCGACTGGCTGCCTGCTCATTCTGGCGCATCGCTGCAATGCTGGTGTCTGTATTGCAAGAACGGGAGGAACCGATGAACGCATACCGGCACAACCAGATTATCCAGGTCACGACGGCCAGCGGATCACGCTTTTGCTATCGCGGCACGGTCGAGGCCATCAGAGAGCGCAGCAACGGCGCAGGCCTGATGGGATACTTCCACTACCAACAGTCCCAATGGCGCGTCCATCGTCTGGCCTGCGGGGAGTGGATGGGTGTTGATCAAGAGGGGCGACGAATTGCCATCACTCATTGGCTGCTTGATGAAGAGATCGAGCGCATTGGAGAGGGTGGAATGTATGACAAATAGAGTCACCTCGAAACGCTGGAAAACATCCACCAAAACGCGCCGCCTCGTGCCATCCGAACACGAGGAGCAAAGCGTGCTGATCCAGTGGGCGACACTCGCGCAGCCAAACCAGCCGGAGCTTGGCCTACTTTTTGCGATCCCCAACGGGGGGCATCGCCTGCCTTCGGTGGCGGTGGCGATGAAGCGCGAAGGTGTCAAAGCTGGCATCCCGGATCTGATGCTTCCCGTTGCTCGATGCGGATACCACGGGCTATTTCTGGAGATGAAAGCCGAATCTGGCAGCCTGTCACCAGAACAGCGACGCTGGCGCGATCTGCTTATCTCGCAGGGCTACGGCCACGCAGTTTGCTACGGTTTTGACGCTGCCCGACAGACGCTCGTGGATTACCTGGCTGACAATTGGAGGATCTCATGAGGGTCTCCATTATCGTCGCCATGGATGAGGTTGGAACGATTGGCCAAAATGGCGAGCTGCCGTGGAAGCAGGCCGATGACCTGCGCGAGTTTGCACGGCTTACCCAAGGCCATCACGTGATTATGGGGCGGCTGACGTGGGCATCGTTGCCGCCTGCCGGTTTACCTGGGCGATCGTTGATCGTCCTGACTGAGCACTACACCAAACTGGTTGAGGCGTCCGGCGCGATCGCCAAACCGTCACTCACCTCCGCGATCGACTACGCGCGAGAGCAGGGGGAGACGGAGTTATTTGTTGCCGGCGGTGCTGAGGTGTACGCGCTGGCAATGGCCTACACCGAACGACTGTACCTGACGCGCATACACACGACGATCAAAGGCTTGAAACGCCTCAAATTTCCCGATTTTAAGCAACGCAATTGGCAGGAGGTCGAAAGCCGTGGCCCTCGTGCTGCGGACGACCGCAATCAGTACCGGTACACGTTTGGCGTGTACGATTGGAATCCTAGAGCATTTGCGGACAATGGCGCAGGGCGGCCAAAGCTCGAGCGTCCAACGATCGTCTGTCAGCTCTGCGAAAGAGTCGTCGTGTGCAAGTACCGACTACACACTGGCCGCGCGCCGCAAAAATACTGTTCAGTAACGTGCAAAAACGCTGCAAAAAAAGCGCAGAAAATCACAACATCAACTTGTAAGTAATTCTTACCAGTTTAACGGAGGACGATATGGGCAATCTTTTCAATTTTGGGGATGCGATGAATCAGGAATCGCGCAATGGCAATAACGCAAAAAAGCTGCGTGAGGAGGCCGGCAAATTTGACCTTGCCGGCACTGGCGGATTTCTCGCGGTCGTGAAATACGCAGTGTTTGCGATCCTGGCATCGTTAAATTTTCACCTCTTCTACTCCCACATTCCCGGAGTGTGGGGCGTGGCTCTCGGTTGCGTGGCACTGCTTTTTGAGGCCTGCGCCATCTATTTCTGGAACAATCAAAACAAATCGGCAGGCAATCATCAGCGGTGGCTGCGGATCTTCGCAATCTCATTTACCGTGCTTTCGTTTGTCCACGGCTGCGCCGCTCTCTACCAGTTGTCAGAAGTCGGGCCGTCGATCGCTGAACCCATCTACAATTACTCAAAATACGTGGCATTCCCACTGCTCTTCGGGGCGATGGTTTTTGCGGTTTGTGTCTTGCATTACGCCCACTGGTCAACCGCAATAAACGAAGCGAGAGCCAACGCTGTAATGGCGATTGAGCAGGATCGGGCGCACCTGATGACCGAGAGCCTCGCCCTCGAGTCACAGGCACTGGTTGAGAATGAGAAGCTCGAGTACTTTAAGCGCAAAGTCATTCTCGAGGAGAAACATGTCCAAGCGATTGAGGAGTTTGCCCGAGTAAAACAGCGTGGTTTGGCGGCAATCAACAACATCACTGACCCTGAGGTGCGACAGGAACTGTTCCAGTTGATTGGGCGCACTGCCACAGTTGCACCAGTGGCAAAACGCATTGGGATGTCGCCAATTGCCACTGACCCAAAAGACTCAGCCCCGACCGAGTAGGCGGGGCGCACGAAGCGACGTCATTCAGTGGCAATCCTGACCGATACGCAGGTCAGGATCTGCCACACGTGGGAGGCGAAAATGAAGCTGGACAAATACGGGTGGGATCCGCAAGCGCGGTTTACTCTGGTGATAGTAGCGATCGGGCTGCTGGCTCTGATCATTCAGCGACTGATGGTGCAGTGACTGCCACACGTGGCGACATTGAGATTGCCACAGGTGGCAATGAGCACGTGGCAAGCGTTGCCACTGCCCCGGAACCGCTTGCAGATCAACAGGATAACTCTGTGGCAATGGCCTTGCCACCGGACGATGCGAGGCTTACCATTGATCACGTCACGGCATCAAAAAACACCGTGGCAATTCGGCTGAGGTGGTCAGAGAAGCGCGACGATGGCAGCAGTCACCGCAAGGCGATCTACCTGCAACGGCTGCATCTACCAGTATTTGAGGCAATTTATGGAGGGGATTATGACAGTTTCAAAAAAGCAATCATCGAGCAGTGGCAAACAAGCAGTCAGTAACAGACTGGACAAACGCGAGCCATACGGGCCAATTTCCCACACGTGGGAGATACCTGGGGCACTCTACGAGATCCGGCAGCTGGCCTATGACGACGACTGCGACAGAATCAGGCCGCTGATCGAGTCGATCATCCAAGTCTCACAAGCTGACCCAACTGCGTGGCAACAGATCAAAAATGGAATGCCACACGTGGCAGCGGCGGTGGCATAGACTATGGCAGACCAGATATCGAACAAGCTCATCGTGGCAGGTTTTGCTCTCATCGACCAGAACCTGCCCGTTTTTACTCACTCAGCGTGGGAAGACCATGTGCAAGCGTGGTATGACGCAGAGAGGGAAGTCACAGAGCGGCGGTGGCAACAGGCGGCAATATGCGCGTCCATCGTCACGCATTACGGGGAAGGGGCGATCCAAGAGTTTGCAGCATCGGTCGGTTGCCACTATCAGCGAGTCTACGAATATCGCCGCGCTTATCAGCTTGCCACACGATTCTCCGATCGGCCGGAAAATCTCGAGTTCACTCATTTTGTCGTGGCATCGTCGTCACCGAACGCAGAACAGCTCATCGAGCAGGCGGCAGAACAGAGCCTGACTACTCGCCAATTGCGGCGGCTGGTGTCTGAGGAGTCCGCACCGGCCATCGACGCTTCCCTTCCCGCGATCTCTCACGATCCACACGTGGCAACCCTATGGGGCGCATACGTGGCAGCAGGCAGCGCACTGGCGGCAATCGTGCCACTGACAGCCACGGCGATCAGCTACGCTAACGAGGAGGTGCGCTACATCCTCGAGCTTCCCGAACAGTCAGTGCAGGAGCGAATTGTGCAGACGATCTCTCAGGGATACACCGAGGCTGATGCAATCGCAAAGGCTATCAATCAGGATCGTGATCGTGTGTTCGTGTGGCTCTCAAGGCTGGTTGAGCAGGGTGTGCTGACGATCCGCGAGCAGACCCTCGAGGAGCGCGCGCCGGGGGCACGGGGGCCAGCCCGGCACTATTACGAAATTGCATAAACAGAACTGGAGGACGAGATGGATCAGGACACGGAAATCAAAACATATGGCAGCGTGGAACTCGAAGAGCGGTGGGGCAGCGATGAGGACATCGCCCGACGTGCGCGCGTCTCGACGGGATCAGAAAATAAAGGCAGGCTCAAAGATCGGCGGCTGCTCAGGACGCTGATCGAGAATGATCACGGATCCCCTCTCGAGCTGGCTGGCATCGTTTACCGGTTGCATATGCCGCTACACCTTGTAGCACAGATGCAGCGTCACCGGATGGCTTCGTATTCCCAGCGATCCGGGCGATATGTGGAAATGGGCCTGACGTTTCATCGCCCCCACACGTGGCGCAAGCAGGGTGATAGCAATCGCCAGGTATCCGGGGGGCCGATCGACGATCAGGTATCGGCGATCAGTCTATTTATTGACGCCATCGCCGAGGCTACACACGCCTACACGCGACTTCTCGAGATGGGAGTGAGCAGAGAGCAGGCGCGGACGATATTGCCGCAATGCACCGAAACTGAGCTTTACGCGCAGTTCAATCTCCGATCACTGATGAACTTCCTTCGCCTTCGCACCGCTCCCGACGCACAAGGCGAAATGCGCACTTACGCAAACGCAATGGAGATGATCTTTGCCACGCAGTTCCCGCTGACCTATCAGATCTATCGACTGGCGCAGAGTGTCGATGCTGACCTTGCCGACAATCGCCGCGAGTTGTGGCACAGTGGAATCGTTGATGTTGAAAACAGCGAAGGCGCGTGAATTGCAAAAAAGTTTTTTGCCTGATAGTGTAGCTATTGTACGACTAAGCGGTCGTGCTTTGATGATACTCCAACTTGACGACCTCTTGTGGGTCGTCTTTTTTTTTGAGGCAACGGAGACACTGGAAATGGACAACGGAATATCAGTTTGGGTTAAGGGCCTTGTGGCCGCCATCGTTGGCGGTGCCGCAAACGCGATCACGGTAATCGTGGTCGATCCGATTAATTTCAATTTGGCGGAGGGCTTTGGGAAGGTCGGGCAGGTGGCCATTGTTGGTGCGCTGATCGCTGCCGCGGCATACCTGAAGCAGTCGCCCATCCCGGAGGTAAAGTAAATGCGAACACTCCTCCTAACTGCCATCTTGGGGCTGTGCTTGGCCGGCGCGGGATGCGACAAGGGCAAAGAGCTGGCGAAGACGACATCCAGAATTGCCGGGTACATCGACACCGGCACACAGATCGTCGATCGTCAGACGGCTGCAGGCCGGATGAGCAAAGAGAGTGGCTTGGCCATCGCTGAGACATTGCTCAAGCTGAACGCGATCAATCAGCAGCTCATCGTTGAATCAAAGCAGTACATCCAGCCGGATGGCAATCTTGCCCTGCCGGAGGATGCCAAGTCGCGTTATGTTGCCCTGATCGGCACTGCAACCACGCTGACCACTGGACTACTCACCGATCCACGCATTACCGCTCTGCCCGATGTCGAGCGACAGAAGTGGGTGGTATTCGTGACTGACCTGAGCGACACGTTCAAGTTGCTTGGCTCATTCATCAATAGTCGCAACAGCACGCAGGGGGGCAAATGAACTTCATCAGCTTGCCGTCAATCATCAACGAGTTTATTTTGCTGGCGATCAAAGAGCTGCTCAGAGAGGGCGCGCGTCGTGGCCTTTCGTGCGTCGAGCTGCTCGATGAGGCCGAACAGCAGACGGCCATCAATGACGCAAATCTCAACGACCTGATAGCCAGGCTGAAACAGTAACCGCGACTTCCCCGGCATACGGGGTGTCTACTCGCAGGCGTAGAGCCTCGCGCCGGGGAGATGCGAGACCAGACACCCCACCAACAAAGGCCAAAAATGATCCCCGAGAAAGTGACACCGATGGAGAAAGAGTACGTAGATGTAACAGTATCAAGCATCATTGCGCTGATGGGTGGTTGGCTGCTTAAGTCGTTTTTCACTCCATCGCGGAAAGAGGTTGACGAGATCCGGCAAGAGATGCGTCACCTTGTCACGACTCGCGCTTTTGACAAAGAGTTGAGCGGCATACAGGCAAGGCTTGACCGCATCGAGGACAAGATCGACAAGATCATTGATAAGTGACAGTTATGACAACAAAGAAGAAGGCTGCGAAATCAAAGGTCAGTAAACACCGCTCCCCGGTGCGACCATCCAATGAGCGTGTAGACGATGAAAAGCTGAAACAGGCTTTGCAAGAGTCAAACGGAAATATCTCACATGCTGCCCGTGTTATGGGCATCTCACGCAACGCGATTCATCAGCACGTCAACGCCAATCCTGAGCTGAAGCAGATCCTCGACGACTCCCGGCAAACAATGCTGGACGAGGCCGAGAACGCGCTTTTGTCGGCCGTGCGCGAGAAACAAGGCTGGGCCGTATGCTTCACGCTGAAGACGATTGGTCAGGAGCGCGGATACATCGAACGCGCCGACCAGAGCCACTCCGGAACCGTCGAGGTGATTATTCGTCGTGCAGACCGCAAGTAAGACAATTGAACTGATATTGCCCTCTCTGCATCCGGCACAGCAACGGATCATCAATGAGGCGCGACGCTTCAACGTGCTCGCTTGTGGTAGACGCTTCGGTAAGACGACGCTGGGCATTGATCTGATCATCGACAAAGCCCTTGACGGTTATCCGGTCGGCTGGTTCTCGCCGACCTACAAGATGCTTGGTGAAGTCTGGAAAGAGATCATCGAGACCACAAAACAACTGCAGACGCGAGTGGCCAAACAGGAGCATCGGATAGAGCTGATCACCGGCGGTGTCATTGATTGCTGGTCGCTGGATGCCGCTGATAGTGTGCGTGGTCGCAAATACGCACGGGTGATTGTGGATGAGGCCGCGATGGTGCCGAACCTGGGCGATGCATGGCAAGCTGCGATTCGACCGACACTGACTGACTATGAGGGCGACGCATTCTTTCTTTCGACTCCAAAGGGCATCAACTTCTTCCACGAGTGCTACAGCAGGGGCGTAGACGGCACACAACCAGACTGGGCAGCGTGGCATTCGCCGACGTTGGACAACCCGCACATCAAGCCAGCCGAAATCGAAGCGGCACGGCAGGAGCTACCAGAGCAGATCTTCCG